ATTCTACTACTTATGACAGAAACGGCAACAATACAGTGACTGTTGGTGCGAATAGATTGTTTAGAATTACATTCAGTATCGCTGGCGTCAATTTTGCTCTTCCAGATGAAGAACTCTATTACTTTAGATTAGTGGAGGGGACAGCAAATACCGATACAATGCTTGCACAATGGTATTTTGCTGCACCCAGTGATGCTACGAGCAGTTTGAGAGTTGCTGGAGGCGACTATTCTGTATTGCTGGAAAGTGGTGCTTCTGGAAAAACTAGTGTTGTATATACAGTGTTTATGTCGCGTGAAGCTGGTACTGTGTCGTACAACTCATACGCTTCTGCTACCTCGAAGAAGCAATTGACTGCCGAAGACTGTGGCTCGTACTAAGGGTTTACCCTCTAAACGTGAGGGTATCAATTGGCATAAAGACCATCATTTCGAGGGTGCCAGCAACCCCAATTTTGGCGGAGGTAAATACATTGACGATAAAGGATATGTCAGAGTCTTGCGCCCAGATCATCCAAATGATATCTGTGGGTATGTGTATGAGCATCGTGTTGTAATGGAAGATTTTTTAGGTAGGTACTTAACTAGTTGGGAAACGGTGCATCACATTAACGAAATAAAATTAGATAATCGTACAGTTAACTTGTATCTGTGTACAGCACAGGAGCATACTGCTATTCACAGCGAAGGCAGGCGCCTTACCTGGAAGCACAAGGACAAGTTAAGAGTGACAGCGAGCAAGACCGCAGAGAAGCGGAGAGGCCGTAAGGTGGTCATGCGTGACCTCTCAGGGAAATCGTCTCTAGGTCCGCGTTCGGGGTCGAGCGGTGGTGTATGATGTTCCGAAGCCATCTGTGGAGGCCAAATGAAAGTATGTGAAGCAGCGGGGTGTGAAGTTAAGTTCATCCCCAATGTCCATAATCAAAAATATGCAGATCCTAAATGTAGGAAAGATCTTGACGCCTGCGAGGGCGAAAAAATCTGCCGCTTTAGGCTCGAGTCAGGAGATTTCCCTGTGGAAACAGATCCACTTACCGGTGACAAGTGTAGTAATGATTACGAACTTAGAGCCGCGTATAATAAGTTAGTAACAGAGTACAACAAGGTTAAAGATAAGAAAGATGATCTCGCTGCTGCCGTTTATGGCGCAGTTAAAGATGAGATTTCAACCTTGTCTTTCCCAAATGTTCCTGCCCCTAAAAAGGATAGACGAACTAAGGGTGAAGAGGTTGCTGTCGCTGTTTTGGCAGATTGGCAGTTAGCGAAGATAACACCAGATTATGATTCTTCTGTATGCGAAGAAAGAATTCAAAAGTTTGCAGAGAAGGTCGTAGATCTGACTAATATCCAAAGAGAAAATCATCCAGTGAAAAAGTTACATGTTTGGGCGCTGGGTGACATTGTGGAAGGAGAGTTGATATTTCCAGGGCAATCATTTTTAATCGACGGCGGTCTGTATAGACAGGTCACGGTTGATGGTCCTAGGATAATGGCTACTTTCCTTAGAACAATGCTTGAAAACTTTGATTCAATTCATGTTTCTGCTGTTATTGGCAATCATGGCGCCATAGGTGGTAGAGCAAGAAAAGATCATGATCCCGAAACGAATGCCGACCGTATGCTATATCGGATTATCAGTTTAATGTTTGAATCTGAACCAAGAATCACATTTGATATTCCAGATGGTCACGGGGAGCGCAACTGGTATACAGTAGATAGAATTGGAAATTATAGTTGTCTACTGTGTCATGGCGACCAGTTCAGATCTTTTGGTTCATTTTATCCGTTCCAAAAGAAGATATATGGCTGGAAAGTCGGGGCTGTAAAGGAAGATTTTCAAGATGTCTTCTGTGGTCATTGGCATACTCCTACTAAGATGACGTTTAATACTGTCCAATGTAGGGTTGCTGGAAGTCCCGAATCTACTAATACATATGCTATGGAATCATTGGCTGCCATTGGCAGACCGTCTCAGCATTTACAGTTCGTGCATCCAGAAAATGGGATGGTAACGGCTGAATACACATGCTGGTTAGACTAAAGGAGGAAAAATGTTAAATGCTAATTTTTTAAAGGATGTTCTTGAGAGAGCAATCTGGACTGCGGCGCAGGCGTTTTTGGCCGTTTATACGGTCGGTGACATGGCCAGCGCTAAAGCTGCCAGCGTTGCTGCTGTTGGTGCAGGAATTTCTGTTCTGAAGAGCATTGTCGCAACCCAGGTTGGCGATAGTGGCACTGCCGCTACGCTACCAAGTTAAGGATTAAAAATGGAAAAGGCTAGCATTCATTGCAGAAAGTGTAATGGAAGGATTCTTTCTTGTGGTATTCCCAAATCGACATTTATCGATGTAACCTGTATGGGTTGTGGATGGTCAAGGGATATACCTGGAGATGTATGGAAGGGTGCAACAAAAGCTAGTCTTAGACAAATAATAGATAAGGCTGATAACCTTGAATATTAAAGTATCACCTAATAAGGTCTATTTATATGGATCTGATTTGGTAAAGGTTTTATCTGTTCATAAGAAGTTTAATAAGGTTAAAATCAAACAACTCATTTCTGAGAACATCCTCGAGATACCATTTGATAATGCGTATCTGTTTTTGAAAAGAGTTTATACGATAGGGGAAGTGGCCAAGATTGTTCAGAGGAAACCTGATACAATTAGAAGGTATGAGCGTCTTGGTCACTTATCCCAGCCCAAAAGAGTCGGGGGAGATTCCGGTTTGAAAAAATGGAGGTTTTATACGCAAGATGACGCAGCGGATATGCTATCATTCTTTTCGGCACGGAAACCACCGGGCCGACCGTCAAAAAAAAATATAACAAGCAGAGAACTGAGATCCAGAATAAGGGATCTGTCCCAAAAGAGTAACAGAGCATTGGAGAATTTTAATGAATGATAATCATAAAGAAGGCAAGATTTGGGTGTCATTAGGCATCACGAAAAATTTAGGTAACTATGAGTCTTTGAGACTCGATGCCGGAGCAGAGATAAGAACCGACATCATAGATAACGACACTGTGTGGGCACAGCTTTGGCAGAAGGTTGACGAGCAGATCGAGTCAAAACTTTCTGAATTAGACAAGGAATAGCAATGCCACAGTTGGATGGCGCCCTGTGTATTGAAAGTGATCGCAGTCATTTCTGGTTAAGTTATGTCGAGTTAGAAATTGAGCATGCAAAAGCCATCTGTACGGTGTGTCCAGCACTAATGAGTTGTGCTGCATATATGATGGGGCAGTATGATGATGATAGTGTTCCACTAGGTGTGCTTGCTGGAACTAGCGAGTTTGATAGACTAGAGTTACTGTGGAAGGAGGTTGATGATGGAGAAGATACCAACTGGTCAGGACTTGATAGCCTTGTTCCAGAAAGAATGCGATGAGCAGGGTAAGTTGTTTGTTCCAGATCCGCCGAGACAGGAACAGGTTGCCAAAAGTTTAGTTGAACATTTCGACTATGAAGAGTTGAAGCCTGCTGTTGGTAAATTTGTTTCCGACGCCTATGGCGCTGTTTTGGTTTTTGATTTTGCCCTGCAATCTAGAGACTTGATAGAGAGGTCTAAATTTGAAACACAATCTAAAAAGAGATTTAAAGAAATTGTTGAGCAAACTAGACTTAAGATGGAGTCAAATTGAATTACGAAACTAAACTACTAAATGCCATTGTGGCTGATGGTGATTTCGCTTTATGCGGGACAGAGAATGTCAAGAATGTATTTGTTGAGCAGAAAGATGTTTGGTCTTTCATTGCGAAACATTATGAGTCACATAAGAAAGTCCCATCGACGGAAACGATTAAACATCATTTCCCAGATTTTGAAGTCTACCATGTAACGGAGCCATTGCAATATTATATTGATGTTGCGCACAAGGAGTCCTTATCTCAACAGGTTAGAACTGCGTTGTCAAGAAGTAATGATCTTGTAGAGGAAGCTGGTCCTAAAGAGGCAATTGGATATCTGATGTCTAGGACTAGTGAAATGATCAAGATTAGTTCTTCATTGAAAGACTCGAACTTGGTGGATGAGTGGGAGGATAGATTTGAAGATCTTCTTGCACGTTCAAAGCAGAAAAACAGACAGATCATCGGTGTGCCAAGTGGTATTGAAATTATGGATAAGATTTTTGGAGGCTGGCAGCCTGGTGATTTTGTTGTTTTGCTTGGATGGACTGGGGTAGGTAAGTCATTCGTTGCTCGCTTGTTTGCTGTCAATGCTTGGCGTGCAGGATACACACCTTTGGTTATTTCACTTGAGATGAACAAACAGCAAGAGTCTCAGCGTATTGATACGTTGTTGAATAATGGTGAAGGCCATTTCTCTAATACTGATTTGGTAACTGCAAACCCAGGCATTGTTGATAAGTATAAAGCTTGGGCACAGGAAACATATTCTGGAAAGCATCCGATTCATGTTGTTACTACAGAAGGTATGGATACAGCCGATCAGCATATGGTCCAGTCTAAGATAGATCAGTATAAGCCGGATATGGTTATTCTTGATTACCACGGTTTGTTTGATGATGCGAGTGGGGCAAGAAACGAAACTGAGAAGGCTAAGAATCTATCTAAGGCATTCAAGAGGATGGCTGTAAAGAACTCTGTGCCTATCATCGACGTTGCTGCAGTCACTATGGCAGACGGACATTCTGAGCGTCCGCCAGAGTTGGAAGAAGTGGCGTGGTCTAAGCAGTTGGCGTATGATGCAGACTTGGTATTGGCGATACATCGGGAATACAATTCTGAGGTATTCCAAATTGTTAGTAGAAAGGTTAGGCGAGCAACTCATTTTGGTTTTTATCTTCGTTGGAATTTAGATACTGGAGACTGGAAAGAAGAGTGGGATCTCGCATGAATGAGTATCATCAGATTAGTGAATTCTTAGAGTTTGATGGAGACAATCCAATGGTAACCGGAGTGGTGGAAAATCCAGGCACTTTGAATAGACTAAAGCCTTGGATTGGCGATATGATTAGTGAGGAACTCTATGAAGGACGAAGGGTCGAGTCTAAACTGATGCTTGAATACTTGCATGGGGAGGACTTGTATAGTTTTAGATTGGTGTTTCAGGAATGCTAGATGATATTCAGAAACTTCTTGATAGAGCCAATGTAAATGTGCAAGCGCAGGGCATAGAAGAGATTGCAATCTATTGCCCATTTCATAGAAATACTGACAGTGCATCGTGTTATGTAAATACTAAGACTGGCCTCTGGCAGTGTTTCAATCCGTCATGTGGTGCTAAGGGGAACTTTAGACAACTACATAGAAGATTATTGAATGAGGATGTAATAGAAACTAAGGTAGTAAATCCCGATCTTCTGAGGATAAAGTTAAACAAGAAGGTAGACACTAGTGAGGATATTGAACTGTCAATAGACGGTCTAATAGTAGACTATGATAAGGATAGTTCTAAGTTGTCCTCTCTGATAGAGAGGGGATTTGAAGTAGATACATTGGAGTACTTTGAAGTGTGCTTCTCAGATAAAAAACGAAGAGTTGTTATTCCGGTTAGAGATGAGAGTTATAAGTTAGTTGGTATGATAGGTAGGGCAATTGATAAGGATCAAGAGCCTAGATATCTATATACTAACGGATTCAAGCGTGCGAAGGTATTGTTCAATCTGTGTAACGCTAAGAAATACGACTCTGTGATAATAACAGAAGGTAGTTTAGATGCAATCAAAATACATCAGGCAGGCTTTCCGAATGTGATAGCCACATTAGGTTCTAAGATTTCAGAGAATCAGTATAGTCTGATTAAAAAGTATTTTGATGAGATTATCGCATTTCCTGACGCTGACGGCGCGGGACAGGCGATGGGGCGTGATATAATGGTGTCATGCCGTGGACGGCGTGTGCGTTGGGCAGAATGTCCCGATGGGCGCGGTGATCCCGGCGACATGACAGCTTCTGAGATTTCAGACGCTGTTAATAACAGTAAAATCAAACTATAAAATAACTAAGGAGAAAAAGTGAAAACATTACAAGAAATGGAAAAGCAGATTGGTGCATCGTCTACTGGCGGTGGTACCAAAAAGTACTTTAGTCTTAAGGACGGTGATTCTTTCAAGATCAGGTTCCGTCAGGAACTGACTGAGGATTCTACCAACTTTGATTCTGAAGCTGGAACAGCTATGACAACTAATGTTGTTACATCGGTAATCAATTGGAAGTGGAAGGTTGCTTCGACTGCTCAGAGCGAGCAGCACGGATATCGTTGCTGGGGTACCGAACAGGCTACCTCTAACGGTAGGTGGAAGCCCCGTCCGCATCTTTTGATTAACATTGCAGTTGAGGTTGAGCCTGGAAATTGGGAGCCTAGGGTTGTGGATACTACATTCAATCAGAGGCACATTGGGCTTACACTCATTGAGTATGCTAAGGAGTTTGGGACCATTGTAGATCGGTACTACAAGTATGCACGTACCGGATCTGGTGCCTCAGACACCAACTATACTCTTATTCCATTAGAGATTGCTGACGAGCCTCAGGCAGTTACTGCCTTGCCGTTGCATGATTTGAATGGCATGTACATGTCTCTTCCTTACAGCGAGCAGGAGACTTATCTGACCACTGGCGAGCGTGCAAGCGCTCCTGCCAGCGACTGGTAGAAAGCAGGTTTGTTAGGGGGAGAGAGGCAATCGCCTACGGTGAGATACCGTAGGCAGTATTGGGGATGACCAAGCGCCTCTCTCCCTCTGATATTTAACATGAACTATGGACTAGACATAGATGGCGTTATATGCGATTTCCTTGTAAATGCAAGGAAACTTGCTGACGACTTAGGACTCGAGGTAACCGATAGAGAGTTGGTTCTAGATTACGAAGATCTGCCAGATGAGTATGAATCGATTTTATGCGACCGTCCGTTTTGGTTGAATATGAAACCAATCAAAACTTCTTGGCATGTTGTAAATGATTTGTTTGGCAGTGGGCATGATGT